GGTATAAACGCCCGCGCTTGGGTTACTTGTTGCCGTAATAGTTACGGTCTTATTCACCGCAGTTAGTACGCTATTCAAGTAATCTATTATATCTGTTTTGTACATCATAATATCGCGCTGTATTTAGGTTGTAATTGCAAGCCATCGTACTCAGGATATGTTGACGCGTTCACGTGAATATAGTATTGAACCGCCTCCCAATCGGATATGATTCCATTGTGTCTAATCTCCCCCATACGCGCTGCATTCTCTCCCGTCATTACTATACCTACATCGGCTAAAGACTTAGCAACACCGCTCTGTGAATGATGCGCCTGAGTACCTTGTACGTATAAGCAATAAATAATGCCTTTCAATATTTCTTTCATCCCTCTACTCTCGAATATTCTGCCCTCTGTATAATACTCTTGCAATAGACTAACACCGTTATTTAAGCCACTTACTTGAATTGCCAAATGGTTAAACACATTAAGGTATCTCGCACCAACTGGCGCGTAGTTTGTTACCGATGCAATGAACAAGTCGCCTAACTCTAAGCCTAACAATTTACGAATGTAGGTCTTTTCAAACTCATCAATATAGGCTTGCAATATTGGTGTAGTGTATGTTGTTTGAGCGATGTAATAAAGCCCAGTGAAGTCTGTTGTTTTAACTAATATTGATGCCATAATTATAAATTTATCTTTAAAAAAAAGGTGGGTTTTTTACCGCCCACCTCCAAACAAAACAAACAAACAAAAGTGTTTTTTAGATTATTTCGGCAATACCTTTCGCTACTAATAACGAAGCAATATCGCCGCTTTCTTTATACACCTCACCTTTTTTAAGGTGTTGAGTATCTTTGATTATTTTAATTGATACATTGCCAGCAATAGCAGCAACTTCTGCAACTTCAATAACCTCTACTTCTTTTATTTTCTTAGCCATTTTTTATAGTTTTAAAATTAAAGGGTGAGGTGTTTTAATTCCTCACCCTATTAACTATGCGTTTAACGCTGTTTTCGCAGTTGCGAATGAACCAGTAACCAAAGATAGAACTCTGTTAGACGGCACGTAGCAAACCAATCTCATTTCCGCAAGGATAGTGATTAAGTTTTTAGTGAAATCATCATTCTCATGACCCATTGAGATAGTAGCATCTTGTCTCATTCTCACGTTAACTTGAGAGAAATCACCAAGTAAGAAAGTACCAGCTGTAATACCAGTGTTTTTAATTACTGGAATACCAGCGAATGTAGTAACACCGTTGTTAACCACAAATAATGAAGGTGCAACATAACCGTTATCAGTTGCTTTAGTCAACTCCATGAATGTAGCATCTGTTGGGTGCAATACGATTGCAGAAGGTAAGTAGTTAGCAGCCTCAACTTGGTTGATTGCAGTGCGCAATACATCGAAGTTGTTAGCAGCAGTTCCAAACGTACCGGCAAAAGAACCAGCAGCATAGGTAGTTGCTTGAGTGATGATACCATTCAAGTTCGGTGTTGTACCGTTACCACTTAATACACCAGCATCAGCTTTCAATGCGATAAGTTCAATTAAGTTATTTCTGATTTCAGCTTCCATGAAAGCAACATCATCTAACATTTCCATTGATACTTTAGTGTAAGCCGTTACTTTTTCTACTTTCGCAGATTTTTCGTTTACGTCGAAATCTTCTTGAGTCTTAGCAGCACCTTCCGCAGTCATGCCAGCAGTACCAGGATCATTGTTAGCCATCTCAGCCCATTGAACATACATTTTATCGGTTCTTCCGAAGTTAGTAAGGTCAATGATGAAAGGTCTTCTTCTCTTAGTTGTTACCAAGCCAGTTGAAAAAGAAGCTAATTGATAAGGAATTGAGTTAGTACCAACAGCATCGATGTTAGCAGTGGTCATAGTACCAGCAGCTTTAACATTCATCTGAGCGCTAAACCCTTTCTTTTTCATGTTAGCACCGTTTTCTTTAACGATTGCTCTGTAACCGTCAACGAATAAGTCAGCAAGTGATTTGTAAGATTCTGTTTTCTCTACGGCTGCCTCATTAGCTGCTTTCAATTTAACAATCTCACCGTTCACTTCGCTTTTTAATTCTTCTTTAGCTGCTTTAACTGCCTCTAATTCGGCTTTTAAACTTGCTACTTCGTTTAATGATTCGGCTTTCACCGCATCAAGTTTTTTACCAACTTCAATGTTGATTGCGTCAACTAACGCTTTTTGGTCTTGTGCTTCCATTTTTTAGAAATTTAGATTTTTAATGATTTGATTTACGTCGAATTTTGGTTTTATCGGTTCGCTTGATTTTGCTTCGCTCGGCACTTTTGCAAGTGTGGGCTTATCAAAGGTTTCAGCTACTTCAATTTCTTTTAACACTTGTTTAATCTGCTTTATTTGCAGTTCAAGTGTGTGCATCATATCATCAGATTGAGAGCCGTTTTTAACGGTGTGCATCAACTGATTTAATTTGCTGTCTAATGCTAATGTTATTGATTCTTTGTTGCCGCTCTTAACGCCTAAGAATGGAGTTAAAGAGTTTGCACCGAAGGCAACAGTTGAACCTTCGAAAAGGTTTATTTCTTTTACTAAGTATAAGTACCCGAACTTCTCCGCTTCTTGTGGGTTTACCAGCTTGCTCAATACTTCATTCCACGCAACGGGGCTTTTCTCTGCCTCTATTAAAGAGAGTTGATTGTACTTAAAGCCGATTGAATGATTGTCGTATATACCTTCCTTATAATTGATGAGAGTATCATTCCCAAGTGTTGTATTGGCAATCTTAGATTCAAAATAAATACCAGTAATTCCATTCTTAGTTGTTTCTTCCAGCACTTGCAACTTACCTACTAAGGTCGTCAGGTCGTGGTTCAATGCGTGTTTAATCTTTGCAACTGCTGTGCTATTCACACCGCGCTCTTCGATTGACTTCTTAGCTGCGCCCATTACCAACACGTCTTTATCACTATCGAAGAAGTTATAAGAGTTAAAGAAACCCGTTACTATTCTTGATGATGTACTAACATCTATAATATTAGCATCAGCCGATTTAACAGAATAATGAGCCGACTTCTTTTCGGCTTCACTAATGATATGTTTATTTTCTTCGCTCATGTTTTCTTTTCAAAATTAAGTAGTAAAACTATTGCCAAATTTTTATTTTAATTGATGTACTTTTTAGCATCTTCTAAATCGCACTCCATAACATCGCTAAGAATACTTATCGCAACCTCTCTGCTTATCTCTCCATTCTTAACTGCACCGTTCAAAGTGATTATAGTATTTACATTTATGCTATTCTTTTCCGCTTCTGTCTTCTCCGCTTGCTCTTCCATTTGCTTATCCTCTTGTAACACTGGCACATGGTCGTAAGAAGCCTCTAAGTAAAGACCTTGTTTAAACAAGCCAAGCGCGTTGTTCAACGTGTTTATAAAGTCATCTGCCTGAGGTTGTATAGTGTTTTGATAAGTTGCCTTTAGTCCGTTATTCTTATTCTCGAATGTAGCGCCCTTAGTGCTTGGGAATAAATCCCTATCAGCACCGTAAGCTGCGCAAATGCTTTGAAAGTCGCTCTCGATACACTCCAATAACATTAAGTCCTTCATCGGGAAAGACATCGGCTGCCACTTCAAAGAACTATTAGTTATAATCTTTCTTTTTTGCCCGTCAAATATTCCGTAGGTACGCTGCATTTCTTTTTCGATACGCTCACGCTCTTCTTTACCTAATGGTATCGCGCCACCATCGGAATTAGTTTCATTGCTCAATATACCTTCTGCGCCTCGCTCAACTATCAATACATTCTCACTTTTTAACGCCCCAACGATATTTGATAAAGGCAACTGCAAAGCATCAACCTTACTAATTGAAGTAATCAAATTACCTCCTACGCCTTCATTCTTGTATATCATATCGCTTGGCGCAACATTAATATACGTCGATTGGTCGTACACTTTGTATGACTTAATGATGCCATCAATAGTAGTTTGACTGTATAGTTTACCCGTTGGCACTACCTCAACATCGCTAGGTAATAAGTTCCACATTAGCGAAGGCAATGCACTAGGCAATCCTTTAATTTGATATATAAAAGCATTGCCAAAAACAGATTTAAATACATAGTACTCAAATAAAAACTCCTCAAATGAGCGTAAAGGGTTTGGTCTTTTTAATAGGTCTAGTACTGGATGGCTCTCAATCTCTTCACCCGTCTTTTTATCGTACAAATTAATCTCCATATTCTTGAACATATCGGCAAGTTGGTTAACTACCGATTGAAAGTGAGGAATAGTATTGTATACCTGTAATTTGTTCTGTGTATCAATTAGAATGGGGTTCTTACGGTCGTATATCGATTGAGTGAACATACCATTAACGGTATTGATGCCGAATATCTTAGCGACTAAATTAGATACGTAACTCATGGAATATTTTTTTTAAAATTAATTATAAAAGTAATTGTCAATTTTTTTTATTCAAAGATGTGCGGCAGTAAGGCTTGTATGAAGTTCGCCAGCCCAGCCATCGCATCGGGTGCGTCGTCGTGTTTGCTAGTTCCATCCTTTTTGTACTCAAACATTTGTTTCATCATTTCTTTGTACTCGTGGCTTTGTTGAGAAGGATGTAAGAATAGTAATTTGTTTTTTATTATAGAGTACGACAACTTTATTCGAGTGTGCTTGTTCTGCGTGTTCTTTACCATTAATACCTTATCTTCTTGTACCGTTTGCCTCAATAGCCGTATAAATCCACCTCCTTGATTATTGCCTTCTACTCTAACATAGTCAACATTTAAAGCATTAACCATTGTTGATACTTGCGGTAGCGTTATATCGATGTTATCTTGACTAAATATAACGTCTTCAATGTATATCTTTTTATCCCATATCTTAGCAAATACAGCACATAAATAATCATCACCTTCATCGGCAATATCGATGTATCCCAAAACCGCATCGCTTTTTGTTTTAGGCATATCTTCTTTTTTAAAGTATGTAAACTTCTCTTCTTCAAATAAAGCACCTTCAACCTTTCCTCTCCATTTACCTAGTACTGAATGACAATACTCGGCATAATCTTCTTCTTTGAGTTCTTCTACTTCTTTTAAGAATGTTTCCGAAAGATTGTGAATATTATCTAAGTAGGTCGAATGAATGTGGCAAACTTCTGGGTGTGTGGTAGTTTCTATTTTCTCTCCCTCTATTTCGATATACGCTAAGTGTTTAGCGAAGAACTTCTTATAAATCCAATGATTGTAACTTGTTGGGTTGAGTATTAAAATAACTCTGTTCTGCGCTTTCTGCGTTCTAATAGATAGGTTTATCTTATTAAATATCTTTTCATCTACTAACTCCTCAGCTTCATCTAGTACCCACGTTGTTATATCAGCTATCGATTTAAGGTTTGCTGTTTGATTTCCGCTACTCGTTTTGATGCCCCTAAACCATATTTCGCTCCCCGTCCTAGTGTTTACTATTTCCGATTTGCCTACATTAAAATCATTCTCCCTACCCATTAATTCAATCTTATCCTTGAACTCAGGTATAATTGAAATGTCGGCACTTGTCATTGTGTACCTAGTGAACAATATTCTATGGTCTGCTTCATCGGTTAATAGATTCATTGCCGATGTTATGTGGAAAGACTTTCCGCTACCTCTACCGCCTGTTATTATGATGTACCGCTTATCAGTAGTAAATAGCTTTTTGTATTTAGGATTCAGAACTATCATCGTCTGCCCATTTCATAAATGGTTTGCTTTCATTCGTTATAGAACCTTTCACGTTAACCTCTGTCATCTTAGGTAGGAAGTACGGGAACAACTGAGCCAATAGTTTTAGGTATGTTGCCTTATCTTCTTTTCTCACCTCTGAAAGTGAGTCTTTTACATGGTCAACTTCGCCCTCCATTATATCCATAAACCTAGCCCTAGCATCTTGAGTTATTTTATTCTCAACGCCCTTTTGCCTTCCTCCTGTCTTCTTATATCCTTTCGGTTTACCTGCTGGCATATCTATAAAAATCTATTTTAGATATTTCTTTTTTAACGTCTTATACTTATAACAAAGCATTTCACTTTCATTGTTCTGCCTCTTCTCAACTTCCTTCAACG